GGGTGGGGGGCCTAAATGCGAGACCCCCCTCCCCCGGGTCGACGAAGAAATTTTTATTTTTCAATCATCGATCTCGAAAGTTTGATAGAAATTTGTTCCATCAAGATTGAGAATTCGATCAATTGCATTTTCAATTTCTTCGATTTCAAGTTCTTCACTTAACGAATCACTTGTTGTGCACAGCCTAGCCACCAGGCCACAGGTGTTGTAGCCTCGGGCTGTGTCAAAAGCAAACCATTCGTCCCATGAAGTTCTTGGATCGTAAGGATTGTCAGTAGTAGACAGCATCCTAGCCATGATAGACCTCCTCAGAGAGGCCCTGTGAGAGGGTGTGTACCATGGTGTGGTCAGCCCTCCTCTAGAGCACGGTGTACAGAAGTTGTTGAGATTCCCAAAGCTTCAGCAATCTCAGCAGCAGTCTTACCTCTACTACTCATAGCCTTGGCCCTGGACACCATGCTAGACGATACCTTAGGCTGGGACCTAGGTGTAGCCAGTTCCCTCACTACTGATTCATCAGCAAGTTCAAGAACCTTGTTCAATGCAGCCTGTGATACAGCACCTTCCTGGATAGCCTGCCACTCTCGAGGTGTGATAGAGAAAGGCTTCTTACCAGCCCCCGTTCTTTGACGGGCCTCGGCTAAAGCCTGGCGCCGGGCTTTCTGGAGACGCTCTTTATCATTGGCAAGAGTTGGATCAGCTTGCTTCTTCGCCCTGATTACCGCGTCGGCCAGGACCTGTGCCTGGCGTTCTCGGGGTTTATTCCGGAGGGCCTCGTTTACTTTGGCCTTGAGGGACTTAACTTCAGGGGCATAGGTCTTTGCAGCCTGGGGGTTCTTTCGAACAGAGGGGATAGCAAGCGTAGCCTTACGGGCTTCGTTAGCCATAGCCTTCAGTTCGTTAGAGTGATTGGCATAGACTGTTTCGATAGCACTCCCGTTCTTAGAAACAAGGGAGTATGCATCATGAGTCTCTGCTAACTTAGTGGACTTCTCAGTACGAAGCACAGTCTTACCATGCTTGTCCACATAAGTAGCCCCAGTCTCTTCATAGACCTTGCGTCCAGTCTTCTTGTCAATAGGCCCACCCTTTGAAGCGGACCGGGCTTTTCTTTCAGGAACCCGTTTCTCAGATGAGGCACGGCTGATGAGAGTGGAAGCCCCGGCATTTGCCTTACCCTGGTACTTCTTCTTAAGGGCGGCAATACCGTTGTCAATCTCGGACTGCTTGTAGTTGAGCTTGTGCTTCTCAGCGTCAATCACAACCATGGAGTGCCTAACGGCCCGGGCAATCTCAGCCTGGTTTGCACCACCGATTGTCATATCAGTGATCAGGTTTGAGACCTCACCCATCTTCATCTGCTTCTGCTTAGAAGTCATGGGTGTCATTCCGGGGTAGGCAGGATACATAACCTTGGGATCGAAATCCTTCAGGCCCTTCAGAGCAGGAGAGGTCTTCACCTTTCCGCTGTTATTCGGAATACAGAGAACAGAGTCTCCATCAAAGTCTGCACCAGACAGACGTTCGGCCACCTTGGGGTGGATTCCGATTGCATCCTTAACCTTAGTCCCTATTGCTTTTCTGGCATGGGGGTTTTTGTTGTTGACTGTCAGCTCAGGGATCTCGAATCGTCCACCGTGAGGGTGGCGAACAAGAACAACCTTCTCCCCATGTTTGAAGTTGGGGGCATAAACCTCCGTGGTCTTCATCTTGGGGACGGGAAGGATTACCTGACTGGCCTGCCGAGGTAGAGCTGCCGCCTTAAGATCAACAGCATCGGAGTCAACAGAGTCGGCAAACGACTGAAGTAGCTTCTTCTTGACCGAGGGGTTCGTAAGAGCCATAATCTCTTCGAACTCAGCACGGCGCTTGTCTCGTACCTTCTGGAGCTGCTGCTTAGCAAGAGAGACGGGCTGCTTCGAGAGGAACTGGGAGCTCAAGGTCTTCGACCAATCACCCCAAGTGCCTTCGTCGTTAACGATGTTCATCGCAGAGAGCTTCTTCCGACCATTCGAGTCGGTGTAGTGAAGCTGCTTGCGGATTACTGAACCGAACGGGTTCGCCGGATCGCCTGTCTGCTTCTTGAGGGCATCCAGTTTGTTCCCGGTGGGATTCTTATTCGTGTTGAACCGGAGATCATATCCCTTAGGAATGTCATCCGAGTACATCGCCATACCCTTGAGGTAGTGCGTGCCGTCAACACTGATTCGAACCTGAGCATAGTTGGAAGAACCGAGGGAGAGGTCTTTGACTCCTCGTCGAACCTCAATGACACCGTCCATATCGGTACCACCCTCATTTCCATAGCGAACCTTCAGTCGCTTGCTGGAAACTGCAGTGGGCTTCTCGATACCGTATACCGTATGACCCCGGTCCTCGATATTGACCCCGGGGGCCTTAATTTCGCCCCGCTTGGCCAGAACCGTCTTGTAGTCCATGCCCGGAGGCACCAGGACCTTCATTTCGGTGAACTTACCAGTTGTCTGCTGCTGGACCTTCACCTTGTGGACGTGATAGCCCTCAGCCTCGAGCATGGCGGTAGCAGTCTTCATCTTGGTGCTCGTAACACCCATGTTGACCTCAACGCCGAGTCCGACGTCAAGAAGACCGTCCTTACCAACCTGCTTCTTGAGCTCCTTGGCCAGTGCCTCAGTACTCCCCGCCCTTTCTTTGAGGGTGGGGTCTAAAAGCGCTCGAACGGAGGACTCGTTGATACCCATACGGCGACCGATGGCCGTGTTGGACATCCCCTTCTCCTTGAGCCGGGCCACCATTGCAACGTCAGCCTTACGCTTCTCGTTCTTAGCAATGGACTTCTGGGCTCGAAGCTGGGTGGTGGTCATTCCAAGGCCCTTGGCGATCTCAGTCTCGGAGAGACCCTTCGCCTTCAGATCCTTGATGGTGGAGAGGAGGTCGCCCGAGTGCTGATGCGGGTCCTTTCCGGAACCCCAGGGGTAACGTCCAGACTTACGCTTAACACCATAGTGAGCGAGATCCATTAGGCCTCCTCTTCCTTGATCTTCTCGATAAGCTTGTCGAATTGGATGATGGTGTCCATAATCGGGGCAATATCGTCGCCCTCAGGGTTTGCTACCTGAATATCATCATTCTGGTAGATGCGGAGCTCGTAGTTGATAGCCCCAGGACGCTCATCATACTCGAGGCAGAAGAGTGCCGCATAGATCATGAGCTGATCAATCTTGGCGGGGTGAACGCCAGTCTTCAGATCGTGGATGCGAAGCAGGCCCTTGTCAAAGGAGATAGCGTCAGCAGTGCCAAAGCAGTTGACCGAGTAAAACAGGACTTGCTCCGGCTCCATCCGAAACCCAATAGCATCGTTAACATAGTTGTTGAATGTCACCTTGTTTCGAGGCATGCGCATCTTCAACCGAATATGCTCAGCAGCGAGCTCGTGAAGACGGGTGCCCTTTGCCGCAGCCTGGGCGGTTCGGAAGGTCTCGATCAGTTTGTCGGGAGAGTAGTTGAGCCAGTGATACTTGCTGGCGGAAAGGAATGCGTGGGCCCCACTAAGCTGTGAGTGATTGTTGAACTTCACTGAGGATCTCGCTCTCGTTCTCAGGGTAGATGAATGCGGCATACGACATCGCATGCATGGTCCGAACGTAGTGTGCTTGGTTCGGACGGACTGAGGCGGTAGCGCCTCGCTTCACCTCAAGGGCTGCCCAACGATTCTTGTAAAGGAGAATCAGATCAGGGATTCCTTGAATGTAGTTGGGATCATTTTTTAGAATGATGATCCCCGGCAGCATCTTGTTCAGCTTCTTGATGAGCTGTGCTTGGAATTGTGACTCACGCATGGTGTGCTCCTCTGGGTAAGCCTATAAGAAGGGATAGGCTTGTTTCTATCCTTCTTATCATTATATGCGTAGTTTGCGACAAGGGGTGTCACACGTATTGTAGAGGGGTATTCTTGAGGAAGGGTGGGTTTTGTTACGAATGTGACTGATGTGAAAATTCGATCGATAAACATCATCAAACATCACCAAACAACCTCAAGAAGGGGTGGGACAAAAAGTTGGCCAAAAACCCTATTTTCATATATAATAAAAAAAATCAATCAATCAATCAATTAATATATTTCACAAAAAATGGCCCACCCCGACTTTTCGTTGCAATTCCAAGGAAAAGTCCTACAATACGTGTGACGCCCTGGCCCACTTTTTTGGCCCCAATACGTGTGACGAGTAACATCAGTATCACCAGTAACACATAAAAGTGGGCCAAAGTCCAAAAAAGTGGGCCAGTGGGCCAGTCGTCACACGTATTCTAACCGACGAATGCCCTCTCGTTGAACACCTTCTTCGAGCTCAGTGACCGTCGAACAGCCTTATCGATCGACGAATCCGACTCAAGAAAGTAGTACTTCAACCTAGAATAAGGCGTGTTCAATCGGTCGATCCGACCCTCACACTGCTCCGTCACGCGCCAGGAATAGTTGAGGGACCAGAAGAGAACCGTATCGGTACTAGTACAGTTCCATCCCTCTGCTGCCGAGGTGTACTGACAGATATAGACCCATCGAGGTTCTGCTGGTATAGCATCGTGCCGATGTCCATTCCATTGCGCCGTAGGCAGTCCAAGGCTCTCTGCAACTGCAAGGATTCGATCGAGCTCATAGTTGTAATTGTAGAATACGATAACCCTCTCATTGCTTGAGAGTATGCGCTTGGCTTGCTCTGAACGCCAGTCATTATCACTGACCACCTTTCTCAAGATTCTGCAGACCCCACCTGCGTCTCTAAGGGGTTCCTCTGTCCAGGGATCCATCCTGTTCTTCACTACCGACCTATACAAGTCACGGTCGTAATCGCAGTAGACAGTCTCCCTCTCACGAGTAGTGTGTCGCTCCACCGGCATCTCCACAAGGATACTCCGACGTAGTCGCTGCAGCTTCGCCTCCCCTATGTATCGTTTGACCTTGGGGTATTTTGCGAAGCGGTCAAATATGACGTGGTCTTCCATGAACTCCGTACGAGTCCTGAAGAATCCGTGAGCCATGAATACCGGGAGATAGTCCATCCAGACATCTCCAGGGGTGGCCGAGAGCAGAAGCCAGGTGTTCTTACGAGTGATCTTCAAGAACTCCTTGACCCAGCGCCCACTGCCGGAAGCACGCTGCTCATCGAAAAAGAATACCGCGTGTTCTCGATCCGAGTACTTCCCGATGTTGTTCCACGAGTCCACCACAATGGATGAACCTGTGAAACTACATTCAGGATCAGTACTCAGACCGAGACGCGCAGCTTCTTCCTCCCACTCAAGGGAGTCCCGCTTCTTGGCGGTTGTGATGACATACAGCGTAGGGGAGCCCTTGACCTTCTTCTTAGCCAAGGACCCCCCTTTCTTGAACGAGGCGGCGTTACAAACCGACGTGAGGTACCACGCCAGACTTGTCAGGGTCTTCCCTGAACCAACGCCACCTGCCAAGATGCTGCCGTTCTGCAGTTGACGCACCGCCTGGATCTGCTCAGGGCGATACGTAACTGTCATGTTTAGTGTGCTCTCCTTTCGAGACATGATCCGAAGATCCACTCGTCGAATGCGGACTCATACCCCTCGAGCAAGAAACCCGCCCGACCCTCAGCGTACTCCTCCTTGCGGAACTCGGAGTTGGACTTCAGGTAGAGGTTCTTCGCCTTGAGGTTCCGTCGGTTCCCATCCTTGTACTGGACGAAGTGGTACGGAGGGATCTCTCCGACAAAGGCATTCCACACGAGAACCCCAGCAGATCGCTTGAGCTGCTTCTTGCCTCCAACCGGGTACATCCGGTAGCACCAGGTCTGCTTGTCAAGTGAGGGGGACAGAAAATGACCAGTCCTCTTGTTCCGAACCCTCCCCAAGTCCGACACCTCGTACTTCTCGAAGGGGTGGGGGATTGTCTTCCACTGCTCAGTAGCCAAATCGAGTCTTTCTATCCGCCTCTGACTCAGTACATGAGCCGAAGATATAGTCATCGAACTCGGACACAGTCTCATCATAGATAGCATCCATCCGAGCATTGTACTCCTCATACCAGGCCTGCCGGTACGCAGAGTACGAAACGAGATCCAGATTCTCAAGACGAGCGTTGGCCATGTCCCCATTCAAGTGGATGACATAGTGCCGCCTCCCGGGCTCTCCATTGAACGCACGCCAGATAACAATACCACAGCGAACCATGGTCTGCTTACCTGAGTCATCGCGATACAGGGAGAACCCGGGAGCTCCGTCTGAGCACTTCTGGATCCGAAGAACTCGCCCACTCGAGATATTCCGCACCCGACCGAGATCAGATGCCTCATATCTTGAGTATGGGTGGGGTAAACTTCGCCAGCGCTCAGTCAATGTGCATGGCCTTGATGTGGTCCAGGAGGTACTCCTTCCTCCCGCTCTCCGCGTTCTCGACAATACGGAGCTTCGTCGTGTGACGGGCGTAGTAGTACCGACGAGCCTCACCCGTGTCAAGGAAGACGAAGAAGAGAACCCCCTTAGAGATCTCCTGAACCCGGATGAGACGCATCGGGACACCGGAGACGATCACCTCGGACACCTCGTCCGACTTGAGAGCCTTCTTGATTTGCTCGAGGTCAGTGATCTCCACCGTCGGATCGTCGAGGCTCCAGGAGTCCGAGAGTGGGTTGAAGATGAACTTCTGATCCCGGCCAAAGCCGAGCTTGATCATGAAGTCACGATCCTGACGCTTGAGGTAAACGAACCACTCCGCCTCATTAGAAGCAGCCAGCTCGAGTCCCATAACGTGCCAGAAGTACCCCCCGTGTAGGAAAATGACCGGGGTCATCTTTCGGAATGTCTGGTTGATGTACAGCTCGTCGAAGTCGCTGACGTTGATTCGCTTAGTGCTTCCCATAATATCCTCCTCAGAAATAACGGATCGTGTCGGCGGCCCACTCGACATTCTCGAGAACCCAGTCGTAAGTCTGGTGTCCCTTCTCGTTCGTCATCGTGTGTCGAGTGAACTTGGACTGCTGGTCGTCCGACATACGGAAAGTATAACAGTGTCCGGTCTCTCGCTCAGCGGTGATCCACAGATCGGTCGAGACGGGAACCCGCATGAAGGACTTGACGTGGTACTGCCGGGACTCGTAGAAGAACGGAGCAGGCTTACCCTCACGAGCAGTCCAGTAGTCGTAGTACTCCTTGGCGTTATAGGTCTTCCGCTCCTCAGCAAGGAATAGAACCGACCCGTTACTCATCAGGTCGCCATTCTTGATCCGCATCTTGGTGATGAGACCCTCAGCGTTCGTCATGTACATGATCCACTGGTCATCGCAGGTGGGCTTGAACTCAGTGACGAAGAGCTCCTTGTTCCGGTAGATGAATGTGGGGAGCATAACCCCATCTGTCTGCTTGAGCTTGGCAAGATACTGCATGCGAAGCTCGTAGATGTCAACGGGACCCTCGTCAACCTTGATAAGAGTGATCATTTGGCGCTCCTTTTAATGCGTCGTGGGATGTCGTACTCGTCGAGAAGGTAGTCCATGAATGCGAAGAGATCCTTCTCTATCTCATCTGCAAGCTCTCGATTCCTTACCTGAGACACGTCTACGATAAAACGATAGCTGTTGTTCGCAGTCCGCTTCTCAAGGTGAACGGAACACCGTGGCGTGCGTCGACGCTCAGGGTTCTTGATGTAGTCGAGCACGATCTCTCGACCAGGCTTAAGATCCGGGTTTGGATAGAGGACCTCTCGAGGTTCCTTACCCTCAGCTCGATCTCGCTTACGAGCCTCAGTGAGGGCCTTCCTTTCGAACTCCTCTGATTCCTTGACCGCCTTCAGAATATCATCAGCACTGACTATAAGTCGGCTAGCCACGTGTGTCCTTTCTATGAGTGGGGAACCCCGGGGCCCTTTTACAGACCCCGGGGTATAAAATCAGCCGCGCCGCATCTCCCTGATGAAGATCCAGATAAGCCAGAATCCTCCGGTCACAGAGACCATGAAGACGTCGAACAGGAAGTTGAAGAGGCCATAGCGTCGCATCAGGCAGCCACCTCCTCATCGGCATACTTGGCGTCGAGCGGGTCCTCGGAGATCGTGACATACATGGTGCCCAAATATGCCTTGACTCCTGTGTTCCCGTTCGCCTCCCAGACATAAGGGTTGATTGTAAGGTCCACGTTCAGGATCTCAACATAGTCAAGGGAGTCGATCGTCTGCTCGTTGATGTAAACCTTCCGACGAGTCAGGTTCGGGATGCAGACAATCTTCGGAGGACGTGACCGGTAAGAAGCCTCCACCTTGATGTAGTGAGTGAGGGCATCCGGGTCATTCCGAGACTCCCGGGTCTTCACATTCCAGTCGTCTCGCTCGAGCTCCGGGACCATGTCCTCGGGGATCTCCACACAGAACGTGCGCTTAGTACCCCCGGCGAAAGGACCGGAGGCAGAGAAGTCCTTGAAGAAGATACGGGCGTTCTCGATGGTGATGTTCTTGGGTCGTGCCATCGTGTTCTCCTTAAAAATCAGGCGCGGAAATCGGGGTGGACATTTGAGGGGTCTCCCTGTGCGATCTCAAGCACTCGGGAAATGAACCGGGTGAGGTTCTTCTTCTGGCGGCACTTGAACAGAATGGTGCGGATTCCCCCTGCGAAGTTGATATCCGCGTAGACAATATTCAGCCCCTTGTAGAAGCTGACCTCCGTATCATCCGAAAGGTCGAAGTGCATCTGGTGACTGTACTTGCCTACCCAGGAGGGCTTGACATTACTTCGCTTGTCAATATACTCCTCGAGCTTGACATCTTCAAACTCGTAAGCTTCCTCGTTCAAGTCACCATTGAGGTCGAAGTAGTCAATGACACTGGGGTTCTTCTTGCTCATGCGAGCCACTCCTTCTTGAGATCAAGCTGTCCGCCAAGGACCTGACGCATGAAGCTGCAGGCCGTCTGGTACTCGCTGTGGTTGTAAATATAGATCGGCTTGATCACCACGTCCCCCTCGTTGAGGAAGAGGCGCATGATCAGCACCTTGTGAATATCGTCATAGGTTGCGAGGACACTGTTCCCATTTGCTCGCTGGAACTCAACCGTATCGATCGAGCTCGAGATGACGAGGGTGTCATCAATGTCGTGGCTCTCAGCATACTCGATACTGCGTCGGAACGCCTCGAAGCAGTCCTCGAGCGAGAGGAAGTCCCCGTCAATAGTCAGTCGCTTCTCGTGAACGACAATCTTTCCCATGTGTGCTCCTTTCAGAAAAGCCTATACCCCAAGTTAATGGGGTATAAACTAGAGATCAGTCTTCGATCTCGACGTGGTCTCGAGCTTCCTGTACGGCCTTGACGGTCGCATCGAACTGCAGCTCCACTTCGCGGGCAACGATTGCACTAGCGGCAACACCAGTGCCCACGGATCCGAACCAAAGCAGAATCTTAGCGATTCCATTTGCGTTCGAAACCAGGGGCTTGGTGAGCTTGCTGGCAATCATACCAGCTCCAATGGAGGAGAGTCCGGAGATGATAATCTTGGCAACGGGCAGCATGAGGGTTTCCTTTCGAGTAGAGGGGTCTCATATTACCCTTAGTTTCTGACGCGGACCCCCGGGCCCTTTTACAGACCCGGGGGCTTTTACACATCAGGTGTAGTTATGACGGAAGCATCCGGCATCCTGAACAAACATCCAGTGCCGCTGCCAGAAAGGACCGCGGACAAGAACCCAGCGCCAGCATCCCATATTATGTCATCTCCTTCATTGCTAGATATTCATCAGACTGTTTCAGGTGTAGTTGTACCGGAAGCAGTTGGCGTCCTGCACGTGAATCCGAGTCCAGCCATGCCAGCGAGACCACGTCCACATCCAACGTCCACACATATCACTTCACCTCCTCATGGTAAAGTCGAGAAATAGTCTTCCTGCTCGAGCCAGGCATAAAGACCAGCTCGTTCAGGCCGTCATGGGTAAACATGTATGCGGTCCAGTGTACCCAGTTGAAACACAGGATCTTGCCGTCTCGGGGGCACGCGATTCGACAGTAACCCAGGTCATCCTTGAGGATGCGGGCATTCCAATACTTATTGACTCGCCCGTCCTGAGAATATACTGTCACAGTGAAGTGCTTGACGTTGACTCCGTAGATGATTGGGTCGTCAAGAACCGGGTCTCGATCCTTCTCGATCGAGTGCTCTTTGTAAGGACCCCACTGGTTCTCGTACTCAGCCATCATTGTCTCCGTTCCAGATATACGGCTCAAGCTCCAAGGGTGAAGGCCTCGAAGTCGCCGAATTCGCCGATCGCAGTCTTTGCATCGTCAGCAAGACCCTCGAAGTAACTCCAGTCGACCCACTCCTTCCAGTCTTCTGCGTGGGCTTCCATGAAGGACTCGAACTGTACCCACCTGTGACCGGTACTGCCTGATGCGGCATGGTAGTTACCATCTTTCTCGCGGAGAAGGATCCCGCCTCCACGGTTTACGGGGACGAAGGCGCCAGTCTTACCGACGAACTCCATCTCTGGCTTCTCTTCTGTTCCGTTGTTGAGGTACAGAGCGGTAGTAACGCTCTTGGTCTCCGCCACGTCTCGAATATCCAGCTCCTCCTTCGAGAAGAGCTCCTTGAAGACGTAGGGGTGCTGGAACTGGGCGCCGGTAGCACTCCAGTGTCCATCCTCGTAGTCGACATATACGGCCTTGTTCACGAGACACATACGATCGTAAGTAGCCTCGTGTTCGAAGGTGTAGCCGTACTTCTTGCCGAACTCCATGACCTTCTCGATGATCTCGGGAGTGGCCCTCGGGATCTTGATCGAGTCGGTCTTGATGTGCGCAACATCGAAGCCCTGCTCCTGGACGAAGTGCTTCAGATCCACCATGAACAGAGCGCCACGCTTGGCGACAATGTTGTCCACATTGCGGGGGTCCTTGAAGGCGTTGGTGAACTTTGCCGCAGTGAGACCGTACACCGAGTTGATGACGATCTTGAGAGCGAAGGCCAGTGCCTCATAGTCGACCCCCTCCTCGAGGAACGGCTTAAGAGCTCCGTCCAGAAGGGATCCCGCTAGCTTGTCGTCGTGGTGCTTGATCGCTACTCGGGCTTGCTTGATCTCGCTGAAACGTTTAGTGTATCGGTCTCCGAAGAGGTTGAGACACTCGATTGAAGTGGGATGCATGCTCGCAACGTCGAGAAGTGCGACGTCGACGTAGATTCCTGGCTCGGCGTAGACGTATCCGCCCTCACCGACCTCCTCCCCACGATAGGTAGACTTGCCGAAAAGGTACTGATATCCAGGGAATTGTTCACTGAGATCGGTGTAAACGAATTCACTTTGGGGATTCCTGTTCTTCCCGAAGATGATGAACTGACTGTGTTTGTTTGTCGTGTCGTTAGGAGTCAGACCAGACAGCTCGGCAAGCATAAGGCGGGCCTGCCAATCAGCATGGAGGTGGTTGAAGACCTCCTCGGTTGCAATAACATCGTTATCACAGTAAGCCGCAACTTCCTCCCAACGATCCTCGGGAACGTTCTCATCCCAAGGAAGTCCGAGCTCCTGGTGGTGCAGCCCCAGCTCGATCTCCCACTTCTTGAGAGACATCTTGGTAGCCGCGAAGTCGTACACATCGGTGTAGGACAGGTTGTATGCCTCGACGAATCCAGCAGTGACGCTGTTCTCAATGATCCGCTTGCTCAAGTCATACAGCTTGGCATTCGTGAACCCCAGCGTACGAGCGTAGAGAATATGGTTGTCGTACTTACGGCAGTTGAAGCCGACAAGCCGCATCTCACAGAGGGCCTCGATTTCCTCAGGGGTGGGGTTAATCATCCGATGCACGGTCGGATTACCCTTCACCTTCCAGTTCACGAGGAATAGGTTCGGGAAGACCTCGCAGTCGAAGAACACCAACTCACCAGTCGGGAATCCCACGGACTTCTCCTCAGGATCCTCGTTGGTGAACGGCATCTCCATCACGGTCTTGATCGCCGCCTCGGACTGATGCGTCGAGTTCATGGCGAATGCCAGCACCCGAGGCTTAAGGTCCTTGACATCATACACCATCCCCTGTTCCTGAGCGTCACGGAGGATCTTGGCAATGAAATCGACCGAGGGTTTTGTCGAGGGATGGATCTCCTTCCGAAGGTTGCGCTCAATAAGCTCCCTGACCTTCTTCTCGTTGGCCATGGTGGTCTTGTTGATCACTTTCTTCTCCTTAAACGGCAGCCCCTCCGAAATATGAGCCACCGGGATATTGTTGCAGTGGGTGACCTTTCTCCTCAGAGAGGAATCACCTGTGAAGACCTTGATCTCAATGTCTTCGTCGTAGAGCCTCGCCAGTTCGGAAGGGTCTCCGTCGTAGATGTAGTGAAGGTGAACTCCATTTCCACCTTGACTGGTCTCGGCGTAGGTAGGGGGCCATTTCGAGGCTGCCTGTAGGTTTCGATTAAGGTCCTTCCTACCGTCCGTCTTGATATCAAAGTCGATGACGATGTGGTTCTCGGGGACTTTGACGTAGTGGACCTCATGTGTGTCAATGTCCTTTAGAGAGGTATGAACGTTTGCCCATCGGAACTGCGGAGTGCCAGAAGGTCCGGCTTGCTGTGCTGGGCAATCAGCGAGGGCCTCGTCGAGAAGGGATTCGGAACTATCCAGGTCGAGCGAATATGGCTCCTCTGGAGTAGCTTCGAGTTCGGCAGGATCCAGTAGGTGATACTTGAAGCCGGAATACACATTGCGCAGTCGATCACCCCCAAATCGTCGTCGCTCATCGAAGCGATCGAAGTAATCCTTGAGCTCTTCTCGGAACTGGTGTCGACTCGACGGATACGGGATATTACTCTCACTGCAGTACTCCTTATACAGCTTGTATGCCATTGTTAGACTAACGAACTCCTCTTCCTTGAACAGGAGATAGTTCTCCTCAACAAAGTTGTAGATGACGTTAGTCTTCATCATCATGTCCTGTGGCTTATAGGCATCGTAGTAGTGCTTACCAAGACCACGATAAACCCCAAGACAGTGATTAGCAATCTTCCCAAGCTCGTCACGGATCTGTGTCATCAGCGTCTGATACTCATCAGCCCCCACTGTTTGTCCGGTGGGGGAGATATCAATCAGTCGTCGGATGATTCCTGACTTGGAGTCAGTAATCTTGACGGGCTTGTTAGTGCCGATGAAAAGGAGCGCGTTAATCCGTTTAGGGTATCGCTTAACTCCCTTCTCATTGATGAGAATCGTCTCATGTGCGACCACGCTATTGAGTAGACCGTTGGTCTCTATCCGGGAGAGGTCTCCATCTTGATCGATGGCCACGAGCGAACTCTTACCAAGGGTACTGGTTGCGAACTGGTCTGACTTGGATCCGAGCGCTCCCGCATCAAAGGTAGTTGTGTATCCCTGGAATAGAAGTTCCAGAATGTTGAGGACTGTTGACTTACCAGATCCCGGGGGACCATACAAGACGGCAAACTTCTGTATCCGCTTAGAGTCTCCAGCTACGATGGAACCGATGAGCCACTCGAGCTTTCGCCGAGCATCCTCATCATATAGAGTTCCAATGAGAGTTCCCCAAGCGTCCGGCGAACCCTCCTCGAGGGAGTATGGGAGCCTGGCCGTGGCATAGTCTTCCTTTCTAGGAGTACTGTCCGCAAATATAAGCTTGGCGTTAAGCTCCTGCCCGTTGTCAGGGAGCCTGGACTTCCAAGTCTGGAAGCTGGTCCATAGTCCAGTGTTGTAGTTGGACATAGTTTTCACAACGGTCTCGATCTGACCCTTGTGGTTCTTCTGGTGCTCGAAGAGGGACCGGTCTACAAACGTAGCGACGTCAAACTCGTCTGTAGACCAGAGCCCCTTCTCCTCATCCCAGATTGCCTGGAAGTCTCGCCCCTGAATGAGAATATCCCTCGACCGTCCGACGAGGAACTCAGGGTAGATTTCCACCTTTCCACTCTTTGTGGTACGCTCGCAGATTCGGTAGAAATCCATGAGTCTCCTTTACAAGTAATGTTCGTTTGCGTAGGCGTTCATCTGGGCCCAGAGTTCTGCCTTACGCATATCACGTGCGCCATGAAGTGGGATCGCACGAAGAGGGAACATGGATCCGTGCCCCAGCTTCGTGTAATCCCGGTTGTTGATCCGCTCGAGGATAGACTCTACCTCTTCCTCGTGGCGGGGGTTGAACAGGACCTCGTCTGTGTAGTCGTAGAGGCCACAGTTCTTCACCATCTCCCAGAAGTACCATTCCAGAGAATATGGTGTATCGTCATCCTCGAGCATCATGTCCATGCGCTCGGCCAAAGCGATGAACATCTCGAGCATCGAGCAAGACTGCTCGTTAAGCCAGACGTAGGACACGTCGTTGTTCTCTCGAACGAACTGCCTACGAAGGTCAATACCATCCTGTGCACGGTTGATGTCGTTCTGGATCGTCACCCGGAACGGCGTCTGGTGCATGATCTCGAGCAGGCTCAAATATGATTCCTCGGGGAACTCAGCCATGCGAGTATCCCCAGTTCGATCACAAAGCCACTCGAAATATGAATTGTCAGGTGCCGCCTCGATCATTACTCATCCTCGTAATACTCAACCCCGAGAACCGAGTGCTCATATGAATCATCGAGAATGGTGATCTCGAAGTCCGCGTGGCGGCTCATGCTTCGGACATAGATGATGGAATCGGAGGCAGAGATTCCGCTGATAATGTTGTCGAACCAGGACGTGTCCTGCATAGGAACGCCCCGGTTGTCAGCGAATACGTCATCCTCCATATAGTACGTGAGCTCGACATGCTCCTGATGACCCTTAGCCCGGAACTCCTCTTCGGTGATCTGGTAGGCCTCGAAGTGCTGTCGATCCATCGTACGCTTGACTACTTCCTCCTGGTCGTAATCTTCCACAGGAGTCGGAGAGTAGTCCACAGCAACGCTCGGTACCACCGGCTCAGGATCGGATTCGCGATCCTCTGGATCAGGGCCATCTCCCACTCGCTCTTTGTGCTTCGCTTCAGCAATTTCTGCAAGCTCCTTGTTGATCTCGATTGTGGCTTCCTGGAAGTCCTGCTCGAACTTGCGAGCAAGAACGAAATATACGCCAAGGCCGCCAGTGACAGCCCCGGCTGCGAAATATGCGATCTTCTCGAACATGGCACCTCAGATCTTGTCGTACATCACGCCGTCGACGTTGAAGTCCAGCGCCCACTTGGTGACAGTACGACCGTTCTTGTCCTCGCCCTCGAAGGTGCCCTCGAAGATGTTGAAGTCGACGAAGTCGTCGCCGTTACCCTTGACCCAGCCGGTCACAGCACCAGCGGGGGTGTGGGGGAACCCGAGCATCTTGTATACTTCATTGAGGAAGATGTGCCCACGAGTCTGAAGAATATCATTCGCGTACTGCTGCTGGCACTTGAGGTGCAGCATAGACAGGTCCTCGTCAGCGGACCAATTGATGTTCTCGTCGTCGAAGATAACGCCATAGGGCGAGACTCCGTCGACAGCAGAGATGGCCTCGAGAGTCATCTCGTCCTTGGTGAGATCCTCGTCAGCGACAGACACAATAGCGTCCAGCACTGCGTCCTTACCGAACTTGGACTCGACCTTCTTCTTGTAAGTCTTGAAGGCCTGGTCGACGGCGGCGTACGCTGCAGCGAGAGAGGCGTTACGCTTGAGCATGATACCGTGACCGGTGATCAGGGAAGCAATAGAGGCCGCCCCAAGAATAAGGGCGGGGGCATAAAGCTTCGCCAGCTTGGTCGTCATTCGGGTGTAGAGGATGACCTTGTCCCGAGTGGCGTCCTTGTCAGTGAGCTTTCCGTCCTCGTGGGCCTCGTGGACCTTGACGAGAAGGGCGTTCTCCTCAGCAAGGGTCTCCTCAACCTTGAGGGTGGCCTTAGAGGCGAGAACCGTGGTCCCGATGAAGCCAACGGTACCGGCTGCAGTCAGGATGGTGGGGGCGTGCTTGCTGAGAACCAGTCCAGCGCGTCCAGCGAGGCGGGTAACGATTCCGAGATTCATTTGATACGTCCTGCTTTCTTGAGTCGAAGATAGATAGCGATTGCCTGGTCGTCTTCCATGCGTTCAACACGGCGACGCCACTTGTCTGAGAATGGATAGGCGGCGATAAGCTCAAGCCGCACTTGCTGAGGATTCATCGTGCATTGATGTGGTCAGGTTTCGGGAGCTGAAGTATGTAGCCACGACGACTACGGATCACCGACATGTACCGGGATGAAGTCCATCCCCAGTTCTCGTCAGTGTATTCGGTAGTGATACCGCAGAGATCGTAGAGATCGGCGACGGTGGCAAGACCATACTCCTCGATGATGTCGCCAAGTCGGTCGATAACGAGATAAGCTTCATCTCTGGACTCGAGCTCGATTTCTGAGAAATCATGGTATCGACGTGTACGAGGAGAAGCGTCTCGGCGATTGCCTGGTGCTGAGCCTGGTCGAGAATATGATCCGTATGAGACACGGGACCCCCCGGACGAGCTGCGAGCTCGAGGAGAAGACTCTCCGAAGAGGAGACGTTCGATGCCCTGGCTGACCAGATCCGAGAGTGTGTTCTTGATAGCAGGGATAGTAACATCGTAAAGTAGATACTCGCCGACATTGTGAATATCCTCTCCAACGAAAGCAGATACCGCCTTCGTTCCGAAGCTAGACTTCTTCTTGGTGACGGTGGCAGTGGTGACCTGCTCAACCTTCTTGCGCTCAGGGAGCTTGCTATTGGATGGGAGGTTCGGACGGATTGGTGCGTTAGCCAAGGTGGCCCCTTTCTAAGGAGGTGGGGGCCCCAGATTTCTCCAGGGCCCCCAAATATGGATCAGAGGTTCTTGAGCTCCGTCTCCTTAAGCTTAGAGTCGAGCTCCTTGTACTTGGGATCCTCGGCAACCTGCTTCATGATCTTCTCAGGCAGGATACCGTTGTAGAACTCCCGGACGAGAGACGGGTTGTCCATGAGCTGGTCGAAGAGCTCCTCGTACTCAGGCGAGTTAAGGAAGGACTCCTTGATCTGCTCGGACTTGACGAAGCGCTCACCCTGGCGCTCACCATATGAGGTGCCGATGAGATCGTCGAAGAACTTCATCATGGTGTACAGGTCCTCATTGTCGATAGCAGCCTGGAGCCACTTCTCGAAGTTGGTGACATTGTCGTACCGCTTGATGAAGTCGAACATCTCACGGCGGGACATGTGGAAGTAGAGCTTCTTGGTGGTGGGCTCGTCGTCAAAGATACCGCGGACGCGGATGATGTGAGAGAACATTGATGGTTTCCTTTCAGTTGATCTTGAAGTAGTTTTCCTTGGGAGAAACAAGGAAGTCGACGGTCAGGACAGGCTCGCCCTTCTCCGTCAGCTGAGAACCGAACTCGACAGAGAGGGAGTTTGGCTCGGACCATCCAACCAGTTCACCGGCTGCAATGGGTGGAAGTCCAAGGCCATTGTAGAACTCGTTGAGGGAAGCGTAGCACTCAAGGTTGAGCTGCCCATTAATGTTGTTCTCGACTCGGCGGATTGTCTCGATGTCGGACTTGAAATACCTGCCGGAGAACACGTCATAGCACAGAACGTCTCCTGATGAGGCGACAAGTACAGTTCCGGAAACTGGTTCACCAGCCGCCTGAACCGATTTCTCTGCAACGCGGGCCTTAACCTTCTCCAGGTCCTTCGGCTTAACCACGTCCGCCACCGCTTCTCGATATCGCTTAAACGCCGCCTCCGAACCTGTGTAAGCCAGTGCGAACGCCGCTCCGCGAGAGTACTGAATACGATTCGCCGCGATGATCGATACCAGAGTGCATACGCCTGCGATGGCCGGGGGAATATATACTCGATATGATACTGCGAACTTTTCCTTCCAAGAGAGGTCTTCGGGTGAGCGAAGATTGGCTTCACAGTAGTCTGCGATCTTCTCAACTGCGAGCGTAGTAGACTTCGCCGTGAGTACGGCCGTAGCAACGGTCCCGACGCATGCCGAGGCCGTGAGAATAGCCGGAGCGTTTGCCTTGAAGAATTGCGTAACACCGTTCGCATTGATCACTTGTTCTCCTTCATCTGAATCTTGGTCTCTTCCTTACCGAGCCCGGGATATGACGTACGAGAGATCTCGAGCTTGCTGAGATGCGCCGCAACCTCCATGCGGATGAGAGACTCAATGTCCTTACGAGTCAGAACCCCCTGCTGCTTGATAGTTCGGTCGATCTCTCGTCTAAGATCGGATGTGATAACGAAGTCCCCTCGAGGCCCCTGCCCTCCGTCATACCCACGAGGACCACGCTCACCGGGCTCACCCTTGGGTCCAGGAGGCCCCTGAATAACCTTGACTTTACACCACTCGGACTTGAAAATATAGGTGCACACCCGGATGAAGAGCGTGATGAGATTGAGCCAGACGACTACGATCGTGATGGCTCCGAGAATATACAGCGTCCACCAGATGATGCTCACTTGTGCTTCCTTTCAACTCGCTTCAGGCGAGGGTCGATCTTCCAGTTGTTGCGATTGTTGAGACAAGAGAGAATATAGTCCGGAGTAAACTCCCAAACCCCGTTCTCGCTTGGGAATTTGCGGAAGTCGATCGAGTCTGCTGCCATTCGTCGGAGGTACTCTCGTCGGTCGTCTCCTCGAGAATATGCGCGAGCTTCTGCGGTTGCTCCATCAACACCGAGATAGAGTATGGACAGAGCGTCTCCAACGATGATGTCGGAGTGTCGCGCAAGGAGTTCCATGATTCCTCCGACGGTGAGGATGACAACTCGATTAGGCCGGTCGTTCCGTCGGGCAATCTCGTCACGCGGAACTCCGTATCGCCAGTTTCGGAATACCTCACTACAGATAAGATCTCCTCGTCCTTCCCACTCTGCAAAGGCAGAATCCTTGAGGAAGTAGTAGGAAGATAGGTCCTCTCCCACACGCTTAGGTCGGGTCGTTGCAGTGCGGACTGCATGGTATCCCTCATTCTCAACCAGCTCCTTCTGGAATGTGGACTTGCCTGAACAACTTGGACCGAGAAGTACGATTAACATATCAATCCGCCGAGATCGTGTAGAGGATGACTGTCATAGCTGCCAGCAGGAAACCGACAGCGGTCACCACAAGCTTGGCGAAGAAAGAGATGGCCGTCAGCCAAACCATCCAGGTAGCGAAGCTGATGGCGAAGAAGACAATCAGGAAGATGAGACTGATGAGGATGTAGTAGATCGGTGGTTCCTCGAACATGTGTGCTCCTTTCTCGAGGAAAGCCTATACCCCAAGTCGGGGTATAGTGCTGAATTACCAGCGGTTGATCTTACGATCACGGCGCGCGATGAAACGCTGCTGAACACCAACAACGTGCTTCATCCGGGAGTTCGCACCCCTGCCAATAAAGCAGGAGGCGAGAACAATTCCGAGGATGAAAACAGCGCTCTTGATGACAGAAACGATGATGCGGGTCATGAGTGGTCCTTTCAAACGGAGGGGTTTCAATATAGGACCGGTTTTTCTCGCGGGTTACTTCATCTTCTTTCGAATATCTCGAAGCTCGAGCCAGATAAGCAGGAGCAGGCCGTAGATACCAAGCCATTGTCCAAATTCCATATGTGCTCCTTAGAAAAGCCTATATCCCAGGTCGGGATATAGGATGAGGTCTCAGTCGGTCTCTTCAGAGGCTTCGATCTCGTCGAGCTCATCGAGGTCATCGTGCTCAAGCTCTTCGGGCTCGTCCGTGTCCGGAACCGAGCGGAACGCCATGAGGGTGAGAGCGGTACCGGCTGCGAATACAGCGGCGCCAGCAATCAACTTCTTGGAGTTGCGCTTGATAGCGGGCAGGACAGCGTCCTTGTTGAACTTGAACTCGACAATCTTCTCATTGGTCTCAACAGAGTTGTCGTGGGTCTCAGTCATGAGTGGGGTCCTTTCAAATAGAGGGGTCTCATATAAGGCCTGGTTTTTCTCGCGGAAAGCCTATACCCCATGTCGGGGTATAGGTGAATGATCAGTGGATATTGGCAAGAGCCTTTTCCACCATCGCATTCCATTCATCGTCAGTCATCGTCTCAGCACGCAGCTTCGCGTTCTCGTTCTCGAGCTTCCACACACGAGCCTGGAGGGTGTAGGCGGTGTGCTTCTGCTCTTCGTGAGAAACAGCGAAGAAGATGGTGAGGATGGTAACAATGCAAAGAGCGATGTAGAGCATGGTCTTTCCTTTCGTAGGATCTTCAATATACAAAATGAAAATGACGCGGAAAGCCTATACCCCAAGTTAATGGGGTATAAGGTTCAGTTCTTCAACTGGTCGTGAAGCTTCCAGTTCTCTTTCGTGAGCTTGTCACGGACGTCCTGAAGCGATCGAATAACGCGATTGTCACTTTCGATCTTCTCTTGGAGCTTTTCGTTCTTCTCGGACAGCCTGTCGAGCTTGCAGTTAGCAATGTACAGACTATTCCAAGCAGAACCAAGAAGCAGGCCAAGGATGAGAATAGCAACGATGAGTGCGTAGACGGTCCAGGTCATTGTGGTTCCTTTCAGAGTAGGGTCTTCAATATAGGGCTGGTTTATCTTGCGAAAAAAAAAATAAGCCTAGATCCCATGGCGGGATCTTTGGCTGGAAGGTGGTAGGATCAGAAGTTCCAGGTCTTCTTCTTGCCAACCATCTCGGCGACGATCAGCAGGGTGCCGATGACGACGAAGGGGGCGATGACAAGAGCGAGGAGGGTGGTCATTGTGGTTCCTTTCTAAGGGTCTTCAATATACGGTGTGTTATTTCTGCGACTCATGTTACTGGTGTGAATAGGCAAAAAAGATAAGCCTAGATCCCATGGCGGGATCTAGAACTGTGTCAGAGGTAGTAGTGGTCGTACTGCTCAGAGCTCAGTCCAGTAGCAGCAAGCTCCTCGGCGTAGTCGAGGGCGGCCTGTGCAGCGGCGGGAGAGAGGTTCATGAGAGTGTCCTTTCTATGACGGGTTTCAATATAGAGCCCGTTTTCTACGCGAAAAAAAAAAGATAAGCCAAGCCCCCCATGCGTATAGCACAGGGGGCCTGACGAATCTCAGAAGGGTTTAACCTTCATGATCAAACCAAACGCCTTCGAGCTGACGACTGCAAGTCGCTCGTACTGGAGGACGGCTACGATACCTGCCAGCGAGGTGACTGCACCGAGAATTGCGTCTTTGCTGAGCTTCTTGCTCTCGCCAAGGGCTTTGGCTTTTGCAAGAGTCTCGACATTTCGAGCAATTGTGGTGTAGTCCTCACTAGCAGGATCGTGAAGCTCGGCCTCCTTCAGAGCAGCTTCAATTGTCTGCTGAATGGGGTCAGAGTTCTTCATGGATGGGCTCCTTTCTAGGGGTTCATTATACCGCAGGTTTTTCTCGCTTAGACCTGCTTGACGTCCAGCGTCACCTTCCCGTTTCGGAGCATCTCGGCGACGCCCTGGTCAAAGGTGGCGTGGATCCCCTGGTCCTCAGACACATGAAGGGCGCCGGAGGGCTGGGTGCCCTGGTACTTGTTGGAGCTCACGCCGAGAAGCACACCCAGGAAGGTGTCAATCGCAGCGATAGTCCCAGCGACCTCAGTCGGGTGAGGCAGGTGCCACAGAGCCGCCAGAGTGAGGTAGAGCGCGGAGGTAGCCGGGAGGGCGACCAGCGCAACCCACTTGAGGATGTCATAGGACTTGTTGTTCAACTTGCTCTCCTGAAGGTGCTTAGCCATTGGTTTTCCTCTTTGCCGGGGGTCTAGGGGTGGGGACTACGGGAAGATTCTTGACCTCATTCACGATCTTCTCGGCAAGCCCATTCCCCCCGAACTCGGAATAGGGCTCTACGAGATACTTCATGAAGTCCTCATACTCGTCGAGGGTAAGAAATCCTCGATGAAGATATGTCTTCCCGACATATACAATCCGGTCATGGGCCATTCCGAGCAGAAGCCTTGACGTGGCGGACTTCCGCTCACTGCGCTTCATGATCCAAGCCCACATCCCGGAAGATCCCAGAACCGACAGAAATATCGCGAGGATGATGTCGGTCAGGGGGTTGAATCCGAAGTGCTGCATGTTAACCGATCGCTAGATAGGGACGGACCCCGAGGGAGTAGTTAATCGGGGCATGGGAGAACTGACCCGTGGACTTCTGATAGACCGCAGTCTGTGCAGAAGCCCGCTCACGAAGCCAGTAGTCCTCCTCAATGTTAACAAGGGCGGGGTTGAGCCTGAAGGCGGGGAACTGGTTGTGGTGCATGCCTCGAGAGAGTGTGTCATTGAAGATAGACGATCCCCAGAGCATGGCCTCATCCATAATATTGATGTGCGGGTTGTACCAGCGCCAGTCTCGGACTGCACCATTCCCGTCATACCCGGTAGCCACTCGAGTCCAGACGCCGACCATGTTAGATCGGTTGAACAGGGATTCAGCCATGCGACTGGCCTGTGTCATTGTGGACTGGTTTAGAGTCGAGTCGACGTATGAGCGCTGGTCTGGAATAGTGGTAGACCAAGCCTCTCGGAACAGAGACCGGTCGGGAACCACGACAATATGGTTCTGGCGGAAGGGCGGCTCACCGATATTCATGAAGTAGTTGAACGCGACTATTCGCCAGGTAACACCGGAATATGTCCAGTAGTCGCCAAGGTACAGTCCAGAGAATGATCCGCTTCGGATTGCCTGGAGATACGGAGACACCGAGTTACCCAGGGAGGCGCCTCGGTAGATCGAGTTGTGAACACCCGCATTCGACTCGTTCAGCATCCCATAGACAGATCCCGAGTTTGTGAACTTCTCATTGATCTGGGTGATCTTGAGCTCGGTCCCAGCAACTCGACCCTCGACCGCCTGGATACGATCATTCTGGTTCTTATCACTAACCTTGAGGTTAGCAACATCTGTCGAGGTGTTTCCACCAGCATTAGCCAGGGCATCTCGAACCGAGTCGAACCAGGTATTGAACTCTCCCTGGAGTTTTGCCTGGAGAGAGTCCAGGTTTATAGTCTCAAGGGGGCCGCGAACATAAGGAGTACGAGCGCTACCAACGAGGTTAATGATGTTCTCGGCAACGATCTGTCGAGAGTTCTTGATGATCTTAATCTGGGCCAGAGCGAAGGTCTGTCGGTCACCACTGTCCCCAACATTCGGGATCAGAGGAGTAACCGCAGGTGTACCCTGGACCACCTTAATCTTGGCGCCACGGACCGCCTTGGATCGGTCAACCTCGATGCACACGAGATCGATTCGGTCCAGGGTTGCGTGAGAACCGGTAATAGCGACCGTCTCATCGCCCGAGTTCTCAACCCATCGGTTATTCAGCCACGCCTTTCCCGCACCCACATATACAGACATACCGTTGTTGGTGGGGCGGACTCGGAACTTGTCTCCCACGTTTGGGAAGACGCCCGGTGCGATAATACCGTCAAAGAGTGATCCGAACTGGTCCGCGTCATATGTCCGGTCACCATTCACTGAGTTGTAGAAACCACTAGAAATGGCCATGCATTAATCCCTTTCTCGAGGAGCAATGACCTCTCCGGGGCCACCGCGAGTGAAGTCGATACGGAAGCCGTCACCATTCCACTTGGTACGAGACGACATTGAGATAGTGGGAACTCGAGAGAACCCACTACTGGACCAAGACTCAGTCATCTCAGTCAGCTGGCACTCAATTGGCTCTGCGTTGCTGCCAGAGGGGACGTAGTAGAAGATATCTCCGACATCGAACCCAGTACGGTACTCGACGTTGGAGAAGCTATTGATCTTGCCCGAGATCATCTTGAGCGGGGTATACTTCGGGAACATGGCGTCCAGAACCCAGAAAGGATACCACACCTCGCTCAGAGATGTGATATGCTTCCGCTGAAGATCGGTAAGCGCTTTCCAGTCCTTGATCGAGTAGGGCTTGTGGACCTGAGTATTATCCCACAAGACTTCCCGTCGAGTGATCGGATTCTCGGACCGAAGCGTGTGCGCCCGAGTGTGCGTACTACCGTCAGCAATCCACTTCATATCTACATCGCCGGAGTCCCATACCTCATAGATCGTACTCTTCTTATCGACGATGGAGTCCACCGACTCGAAGTCGGAGAAGTTGTCATTCTCCTGAGCGAGTGTAATCGTGTTGATAAGATGCGGCGCAGTTACGTAACAGTGAATACCCTGGTTCTCGAGCTTGATCTTGTAGAAGAGAGAATATCCGTTCGGTTTGCACGCCGACAAGACGTTCTTGAACATCTCAGCAATGGGTGCTCGGTCGTAGATGATCCACTTACCATCCTGGATCTTCTGCCCAGTGTCGTTGACGTAGGCCATCTGAGACACTCGAGTTTCCCGGTGGAAGTTGAAGTTATCGATCCTACGAGCAGCTTCCGCATCCTTACCAAGATGAGCATGGGCCAAGTTTTCAGCAGTCATCTGCGCATTGAACTGGCCATTTTTGTCGGGCTCAATCCACTGCCGGTGAGGTAAGACTCTCCATTCAAACATCGACTCGAGAGAGCGACCGGTATACTTGTGGAGGTAGACACCGTCATCCTCCTGCTTAACCGTGGCCGTCTCGATTACCATGGCGGTCGAGGTATCATCTCGAATGAACAGGTTCCCAAGACTGTACTCGTACCCGGGTTGATCCGAGTATAGCTGGAGCTCGAACTGGCCGTAGTCATATGCCCGCTCAGTCCAGTTGAGGGAGTAGAAGTTATTCGGAACTTCAATCCAAGAATTGTAGTTATGAAGGAACGCGAAGAACAGCTGCATTAGATCCCCCTATAAAGTGTATCGTATTCCATAGAGACGTTCACGTCGTCAACGCCTCCAGCATACTGAAGGGCGATCGTGTTGATTCCTGGGTGCATCTGAATCCAGGTGCTACCTGGTGCCAGAACACCGGTAATGTAGGACTTCCTTCCTCGAGCCTGGTGAGTGATTGACTTCTTACCGGGACGAGTGTCAACAACAATGCTCTCTCCGGCATAGAAGTTTCCAGCTCGAGAGATAGACATTGTCTCGTTGAAAGTTGTGTTGCTCAGAATAAGGTTACTAACCGTACCGAGGAACTCAACCGTGATAGTGACGCCAGCTGGGTAGTCTCCAAGGTATCGGATATCCTTACCCGAGGAGTTGGTCATGTCCCCGAACTTGAGCTTGTGGTTGTCCTGAGAGAAGAACGGGAACTCGAAGGTGGGTGTATTGTCGTTGAAGCCCACGACCTTCTGGATCTGAGTAGCGGAGGACTTCCAATACGGGTCCAGCCCAAGAAGGGAGACCTGGATCTCCTGCCGCTCAGAGAAGATATTCGGCTCTACGGACTCGACGATGAAGTCAGAGTGTACGTTAAGCCAGTCGGTTGTCACACCGAGAGTAATGGTCTCTCCGACTCCGAAGTAGGAGTAGCACTTGAGTCGGAGTTCCTGAATGTCAGTCCCCCAGGGGATCAGAGTCAGTACCACAGTACGAGTACCAACCCTGATCCCCTTAAGGAACGCTCCGTCCAGCAGGGCGAATCCATCAGTGCTGATGTCCGCCTTTACTGGCCCCAGACCAGTAATCTCCTTGACCGCGACCCCCGACTCGTAGGGGTTCGTGATGTCGATGGTTAGACGATCCCCCGACTTTGTCGTGGACGAGATCTCTGAGATCATAGTGTCAACTTGTCCTTTGCCATAGCAAGCTGAGTGTTGGTGTTGCGGTAGATAGTAGCCGCATCCAGCGCCTCAGGCGAGTTGTTGGTCTGGTTGAAGGTGATGTTTGTAACACCATTTTGACTATTCTTGTCAGAATTGTCAACTGCGATCGGAGCAGGAGGTCGAGCCGCGTTAGCTGCCTGAGCCGTGACTCCGATGGCGGGAAGGAAGTTGTTGATTCCCTTAGCCTGCTTCTGCATCTCAGTGAGATCCAGTATCGGCTTGATCTCGGGCTTGAAGGACGGGTCGTCCTCAATGAGATCATTGACTCCATCAAGAGCTCGAGACATGGCGTCGTAAGCAGCGGAGGACATGTTGTCTCCTGCTTTAGCAACACGCTCACCAGTGTTCTCAATACCGATAGCTAGACCCTCCCCAACGTATCCACCGAGTTCCTTCATCAGACGAGAAGGAGAGTGAATACCGAAGAAGTTCTTGACCTTGTTGTAGCCCTTCTTGGCGACGGAGACCATGGACTCACCAAAGCTCCAGGCCTTGGATGCAAGACCATTGGTCATACCATCAACAATAGCCCAAGCAATCTCTCGACCAACCTTGTTGAATCGAGGAGCATACTTGTTAATGGCGTCGCGAACTCCCTCAAGGAGCTTGAGGACTGTCCACATACCCTTGTCGATGATCTTGGGCCCGTTCCTAGCAATTCCATCAAGGAAGTTGAGGATGACGTTGGTGGCAGCGTCAATAACCTTGCCGATGTTGTCAGCAATTCCGTTCAGGAAGTTTGCCAGGATAGTAGCACCCTTCTCACCGAACTCGTAGGCGTGGTTAGCCAACTCGGTAAGCATTGCCTGGATCAAGATGAACAACGACGCTACAATGCCTGGAATGTTGGCGTTGATAGCGTAGATGATTGCTCCAAGCAACGCAGCCATAGCCACAGCAAGCTCCGGGGCCTTGGCGCCCAGAGTGATGATGAAGTTGGCAATGGCATTGGCGAAGTCGATAGCTACCTGGGGTAGAATTGCTGCTAGCTGCTTCAGGCCCTCAGTCAGGACCAGGAATGCTGCAGCGCCGGTAGTAGCACAGATACCAAGTACCGCCGCAAAGGCCGCCATACCGATTGAGATCGGGAGTAGGGCCAGTCCCAGCGCGAGTAGAGCCGCAGTAAGGATGATCATACCTACCGCGAAGTACTGAGCACCAGCTGCTGCAGCTACCAGGATCAGCATACCACCAGCAAGAGCAATCAAGCCAATCGCTAGCTGAGTCCAGGTGATTCCGGACAAGGTCTTCATCGCTGAGGCCAGGGCTAGGAACGCGATCGAGGCAATACCAAGAGCAATTCCACCTTCCTTGAAGGCGTCTGCTGCCGCCATTGAGATGGCCAGAATCGCCAGACCTGCTGCCAGAGCAATGAGTCCCTTAGCCAGGGTCATGATATCCATGTTACCAAGGATTGCAACAGCCCCTGTCAGGACCAAGACCGCTGCTGACATGGCGATAATCGCCGCCGCTCCTCGGGCATTGGCTCTGCCTGCAATTGCCATTGCTACAGATAGCTCTGCAATAATGACACCCAAAGCAATGACACCCTGGAGGAGCTTGCCGGTGTCCATCGTACCAAGCATCCAGATAGCCGCCACAAGGATATTGCAAGAGACAGCCAGTGATAGCAGAATCGCCGCGCCCTTACCCATGAAGGGATCCTTACTAACGACCATCATGAACCCAGACAGGATCGCCACAACTGCAGCGAGGGTTACGACTCCCTGAATAGCCTTGCCAGTATCCATGGATCCAAGAGTGTATACTGCCAGAGATAGAATAACACAGGATGCAGCAAGAGCAAGAAGGATTCCAGCGCCCTTCTCAACACCCTTGGTAGCAGCCATCTTGGTCATGAACTCCTGCATGGTCATCATCAGGATCTTCATAGCCGCAAGACCAACTACAGCACCCTTGAGATCCATTCCGGCAAGAATCCGGACAGCAGTTGCCATCAGGATCATAGCAGCACCCATAGCAATAAGCATAGCCACAATACGAACGCTGTCGTTCTTGAAGGCCACCATCTTGGTCATGGACTCAAGCATGTCGTCCATAATCTTGAAGAGGTACTTCAGGACGGCCAGGGTGACGAGGAGCTTTGGCGCCGGGACCAGAGACATCAGGATCAGTGCTCCGGCCAGGACGCCTAGTGCGATTGCAATCGTCAGAAGAGCCTTGGCTTTAACCTTCTGCTCGAACGCCTCGAGTACTCCGCCGAGCTTATCGAAGACGTTACCTAGTTTGTCGGCAACGTTTCCGATCTTGTCGAAGTTCTCCTTGAAGGAGTTGATCCATCGAGTAAAGGCAATAAGCACTCCGCCGCCAATAGCCCCGACAAGGATCTTACCCATATCATAGGACTTTAGGTTGGAGTTCGCCTGGCTCATGGCATTGCCAATGGAGCCGAAGGCGTTCTTCGCACCTTCCTTTACCTTGGGAGCAAAGGTGTTGACCACGAAGTCTTTGAACTCAACGAACTTCTGCTTGATAGTGTCGAAGAGCTCTGGGAGGTGGACCGCTCGAGCGACCTGCTTGATGTCCTCAAACCACTTCTTGAGGAAGTTCTCCTTAGCAGCCTGACCGGTTTCCTTAGCTGCCTGCGCTGCCGCAGTCCCGACTTCAGATACAGCTCCCGCAGCTTCCTTGGCCTTAGCCTTAACCTCTCCGTGACCGTTAACCCAGTCGCGGAATGAGACCGCTACTTCCTTGACCTTACCGCCGACGTCAGAGAACGCCTTACCCAGCTTATCCCAAACGGCACTATTTTGAACCGTGTTCCACGTATCGACAAGGGCGTCCTTCAGTTCGACGAGTTTCTCCTTGAGCCACTGGACTTTCTCGGAAATCTTGAGTTTGTTGCCGAGCTCATCGAACTTAGAGCCAAGTTTCGAGACAATTGCCTCGGAAGTGGTCATGTTACTGAGGTCAAAGCCCTTGAAGTAGTCGGACAGAGCCGACTTACCAGAAGTAAGCTTCGCCTTCAGCTTATCACCGACAGTCTGACCGAACTCGTGGAGCTTGTTCTTAGCCTTATCGATCCCACTGTGGATGGAATCCATCGCAGCAGAGAACTGTTGACCGACAACCGAGTTCTTCAGCGCATCCTTGATGAGGCCGAACTTCGAGGCAAGATTCTTGAGTCCGTTGGCGGCGCCAGTTACCTTTCCACCGAAGTCAAGCCACATGATGAAGTCATGGATCTTGTCTACAACCCACTTGATGGCCTTACCAACGAGGTCGATCGGCGGAAGAAGTAACTTGAGTAGCTTTCCACCAAGGTCCAACTTAGTAAACCACTGGTCGAACCAGTAGATCGCCTTTCCAAGAACCTTCGTGATCTGGAATACCCCTGAGTTGATCCCGGTAAATGCGGGGAATAGCGCGCTGATAATATGAGAAGCAACTGTGAAGACAACCTGCGCTACCTCGCCGAGAATTGTGGCAAAGATATGGAAGATCGAGAACAGACCAGTAAATGTCCACTCTAACTTATCCGCGAAGTTGTTAGTGATGATGAGCTTAGATGTGAAGTTCTCAAACGCCTTGGTGATTCGAACAAGGCCTTCGGCACTAGCATTCATGAATACTCGTCGAAAGGCGGTTCCGATCTGTCCGAGAACTTTGACAATGGCCCAGAAGATGTTCGCCAACCCCTGAACCAGAGCCGTCCTACCGCCAAGGTCCTTCCACATCTGTAGGAACCCGTTTCGAGCATCGGCACTGGATTTGATTACCGCACCGAGCCAGTCGCCGATAGCGGTAAACAGATCTGATGCCTCTTCAAAGTCACCAAACAGGATCTCGAAAGTCTCAGCCCATCCGGAACCGATAGCTTCCTTAGTCGTGTCTACTAGCTGGCTAAAGGTTCTGATCTTGGTTGCAGCATCAAATGCACCCTGAGCAAACTGCTTGAGCTTGTGCGCTTGCTCCTCAGAATAACCCATCTCAACGAGCTGAGCCTCAGAGAGGTCATTCGTTAGGGCAGTAAGGGTGGTCGTCATGACCTGGGCAGTAAGCCAGTCTTCCTTCAGGGATTCTCGGAAGTTCCCATCCTTAGCAATAGCCTCATCATAACCAGTACCCATCATTCGGGAGGTCTCGATAAGAGCATTCCTGAATGACTCTCCACCCATACCTGCCTGGACCAGTGAGTTCCAGTCCTGAAGGTGGACTGCGCCAGCCGCGATAGCCTGAGAAAGCTGGGTATATGCCGTGGCTGTCTGCTGGGCAGTTGAACCTGAGGCCGCTGCGAGGTTAGACAGACCCTTAATTGATGCCACAGATGTCTGAAGGTCGACACCAGCTGCGGTGAACAGACCAATGGCGTGAGTCATGTCACTGAAGCTGTATACCGTCTTATCGGCATAGGTGTTCAGCTCGGCCAGGGAGGTCTTAACCTCGCCAAGTGTGGTCCCCTTCTCGACTGTGTTGGCCATAATAGTCTGAATGGCTCTCATTTTGAGCTCATACTCATTAAAGCCATCTTTGATGGTACCGATGAACCCAGAGACAATACTTCGTCCTGCATTCAGGGCCGCGACACCTATTCCACCGAAGGCAGTTACGGCAAGACCTTGCATCACAGTCATGTTCTTGCCGATGTCGAGGGCCTTGGTCGCTAGATCGCCTAATGTGGTGTTCTTAGCGATCTCTCCAATACGAGATAGACCATCTGCAGCTCCCTGCATCTTCAAGGATTCCTTGAGTCTGTCCATACTGGACGCGGATTCCTTGATCGCAGAAAGAAACTGCTTGTTGTTCATCTTGAGCGAGACTACCCGCTCGTCAATAGTTGCCACTACTTAGTGACCTCCTTCCAGGCCTTCTTCGCTATCTTGTCGAATACGGGCCTGATAGCGGGGTTGATGTAGTCTCGACCAACGACATACCCGCCATTACGGGTTCCGTGACCATATTGCAAGATGACGGCGATGTTTACGCCGTTGTTTACGTGTGAGTTTGTCCAGGTGATCTTCCAGTTCTCGCCAGTTCTGGTGACTTCGTAGTTCCAGCTAGCTGCTGTCTCGCCCGACCTGGAGGGGGTCGCCGCCTTGAGAGCAGAAACCCCCTCCTTGCCGAACTGATTCATGATCAGAGCCAGGTCTAACTTCGTCATTCTGTCAAACCAATTCCTGGTGAGTTTCCAGTCTCCCTGGCTCTCGATCGTAATCATGATTCTCCTAGACTAGAGATTCGGAGTAGATGTTGGCCACTCCGGAGACCATACATCCGATGGCGCCCTTGGCCATAGCCTTGTCATAGGCGTCTCGGGTTGGGCAGATGTGCCCCCATACCGGCTTGCCGAGTCCGGTAGTTCGGTTCCAAACCTCATCGCTGGCATCGAAGGACATACCGATGTAGTCCCATGGCTTGTGCCACTCGTTGATCCGACCATCAGTTACCTGATCTGGATACGAGTATCCCCAGCACTTCCAACCATCCGCCTTCCACTGATTAGCCAGCCATCCGGCGTCGATGGAGAACTTCCAGATGATTCGACCGTGGGCATCAGAAGGGAAGAACTTCTTCAGCTCCTCCCACTGAACCGCGGAATACTTAGGATCGAGTACTGTAATGTGACTCGAGCCATATGCCGTGAAGTACTCCTCGACGGTCATGAATGGCTCGCCGATGGTGGTGTACTTCTTGATCTCCGCCCATGTCATCTCGGTGACGGGGGTATCTGGAGCCGTCTTATCCACACGCTGGAGGGTGCGATCGTGGTTCAGGAACCAGACTCCATCCTTCGTCTTCTGACATGAGACCTCCAAAGCCCCTGCTCCGAACATAACCGCGTTTGTATATGCACGGATCGAGGCCTCAGGCCAGCTGACGGATCCTCCTCTGTGGGCGATCAGGAAGCCGCGAGTAGCCATCATCGTCCCGATGTCTTTATACCCTCGAGGTACGGCCTTCATGGTAGCCGGGCGCTCTTCTCCATTTTGGTATAAAAATACCAGATTGGATGTGGCTGACCCAACAACCTCAACTCCTGGGACTTGTGGTTTAGGCTGTACAGGGTTACTCTCTTCAAGTTCAACCCATGCGTAAGCCCTTGCTCCAAAAGTCTCTGTAACCGAATTGGCTATAGCGCCGATGATCAATGACCATGGGCCATTGGTTACTCGCTTACCGCCAGTAGTAACATGTTGTGCTTCAGGTGGGTACCATACTGGTTCTTTTATAGACGAGTATGCGTGATACTGAACTGCTACGAGATTCTTCTTAGATGCATCTAAGGTCGGAATACCCGGCTGCCATTGGTGTATCGTGTAGTTAGACACGCCTTCGATAGAGTAGAGAATAAAATTTTCTCTAGCCTCGGTTGGAGAATCGCTGTTGAATTTAATATTCTGATCCAGGTCCTCCTTGGTGCATCGTTTTACAGCAATGTACCCAGATCTACCGCCTGCGTCACTAGTATACTTAAAATCCCAACCAGCAGGTGGCCTAGCTTTGGTATTTCCAAACTGTGAAGCATAAAATACAACCAGCAGGTCCCCGACCTTGGCCCTACCCCCTAGCAGATAATAAGTACCAAACCCATTCGCTTCTGATCCACGTCCGCCAGAAAGATTAACTATAAATCCTGGTTTGGGCGTCTCGTAGACGTTGAAGTTGTGGATCGTTATGTCGTTCGCCGTACCAGGGACAGCGATTGATGGGGTCCAGAGCGGATAGGTGTTGGTAGGAAGCTCGAACTCAAACCGGAGAGCAGCATTAGCCCCACCACGGATATTCCAGGTGGTGATGAAGTCCTGCTTACCGGTGGTCTTCTTTCCCGCCTCGAACCAGTTGGCTCGCATGGCGATCTGGGTGTCTTGATCCGCTGAGTACGTGATCTCAACAGTCCACTTGCGATCGCCGACGGTATAGGCAGCACTCTCGAATGGGGTGGAGCTGGATCCCTTTCGGATCAGACGCCCGTCACCTATTCGAGCGCCATTACCTCCCCACCAGGCTCCAATTACTGGGAATACGCTAGCCATTACTTGGCCCGCCTAACGATCACCGTCCCAGACGGAGTCCCTGCTGGCACAGGGTCATCAGGTCCGAGGACAATCATATTCGGGACCTCCGGAATCTTGAGGTTGTCAACCTTCAGCTTGAGCTTCAGATATCCCTTGAGCCACGGGATGATCAGTTCTCGGATCTCAGCGCCCGGAGGGTTCTCATACGGGTTCCCAACCGGGTGCCACTGACCACCATTTTGAGGATCCTCAACAAGGAAGCCGTCGGTGACGTAGAGGTGGCTGATTGCGAGGTTGTCTGCCTTATCGAAGACCTTCTGGTAATTCTCCGAGGTGACGGAGTGAACCACAGCCCACCATCTAGTGGAAGGATAGGCCTTCATGTGGTCCGGAAGGATAGGGGATGTCGGATCCTCCTGTAGGAACTTGGTCGCCGTTCCCTCGAACATCATACAGACGTCGAAGTCAAGATCACACATCGCCTGAGAGATGTTGGATCCGGTGTTGATGGCGATCACGAAGTCCAGCCCGTTCTCGCGGCGGATCGTGTCGATCAGATCCTTATACCACGGAATCCGATCCTTCCTAGCATCCCAGCCGTTGATGACCTCGTCGAGGAAGACGCCCTGAACCAGGTCGCCATACCACTGCTTGGCTCGCTTCAGCTGCTCAAGGATGTACTCCTTGGTGAACTTAGCTGCGTTAGGAACCCCTCGGTTCTCCTCGGCATCCGGGTTGATCGCTGCGCCGTACTGAGTCTTGATGTAGAACAAGACCCGCTTAGCCCCCGCGCCGAGAGCGAGCTCACCCTGCTTCTGGAAGTCTACCTCCTGAGCCTCCCAGTCACCGCTGTTGCGGTTAAGGATGACGTATCCGAGGTTGTCCCGGAACTTCAGCGTCTGTGCCCACTTGGAGAACTGCCCAGGCTTTCCGTCCTGATAGTAGTCAGGCCAGTAGTATGTTACCGGAGAGTAGTACCGAGCACCGTTCTTGAACGGGTTGGTCTGTCGGAGTGCGTCTTCGACATCAGCCTTCTCGCCGTAGGTCTTGGCTGCCTCGTCCTTGGTAAGGTACCTATCAAGCTGAGGGGTGACCGCATCCTGACCAGCAGGACCACGCTCTCCAGCAGGCCCAGGGGGACCTTGTGGTCCAGGGGGCCCAGCGGGGCCGACCGATCCATTTTCACCCTTGGGTCCGGGTTGACCATTTGCTCCGGCGGGACCAGTGGGTCCGGTGGGGCCAGGAAGGCCGTTATCGCCCTTAGGCCCAGGAGGACCCTGAATGCCCTGCTCCCCCTTTGGTCCAGGAGGGCCAGCAGGACCCCTAGGTCCTTCGGGTCCGGGAACCGGGGTTCCTCCAGCTCCGCCACCAGCGGGACCAGGAGGACCCTGAAGACCCCTAGGGCCTTCTGGTCCGCGTTCACCAGCATCGCCCTTAGGTCCGGGAGGGCCAGCAGGACCTGGGTCGCCCTTGGGTCCGGTTGGTCCCTGTGGGCCACGAGGACCAGGTGCGCCAGCTCCGCCACCACCTCCGCCTCCGAATGGAAGGGGGGAAACCTCAGGTGTGGGGTCAGCGGACATGATGTCGACAGTTCTACCCTGAGTCAGAGCAACGTGCTTGACGATATCGAACTTTGGAGAATCGATGTAGATGGTGTGGGTCCAGGCGCCAGAGGGAGTTACTCCAGCGCCCGGAGCCAGCACCTCAATGTTGACAGCGCCAGCCTGGTCTGTCCGAACCATGTGCTCGCGCATTGAGACTGCGGCACCATCAACGGTAGCCGTAGCCCCCTTCACGTCAGGAACGATTCGGACAAGAGCCCGACCATTCTCTCCTCCGGGAATAGTTCCCGTTAAAGTACAGTATGGCGCTGCCATTTTGAGCCTCCTACGGCTGTTCGGCCCTGTCGAGCAGGGCGTTCACCTTGGTGTTTGTCTCGGCGCCGTAGACGCCATCTACCTCTGCGCCTACTGCAGCCTGGACGGCCTCGACAGTGGCGTCATGAGCCTCCTCGGAGGCCTCACCCCAAACTCCATCCTGCTCGGTGCCAACCACGGACTGCGTGAAGGCCACGCCGAAGGGGAAGGTCTTCCCGCCCCACTCGGAAGCCGCGGCAAGAGCGTAGCAGCGAGACCGAGTGTTCGGCCCGGCGACATTGTCGGGGGTCGCCCGGACTGCACGCTGCAGAGCACGGATGTCAGCAGGGCCAGCGGGAGCAGTATTGCTGGGAGAGTCGGTGTATGCAGGACGGATCACATAAGCGATCGACTGATTGCGGACACGCCGCCAAACACCGTTCCCAGCAGACTGAGAGCCATAGCTGCCAGAGGAGGTGTTCCCCTCAATCGTCTGGAGCGTGCCGCCGCCAAGGTTCTTCTCGACGAAGCCCACGTGGTCCGTACCGCCGCCGTCCCAGTCGTAGATGACGACATCGCCCGGTCGGGCGTCGTAAACCGATACGAAGTAAGCGTCAGGGTGCTGGCGGACCTTGTTGACGGTGTAGTCAGTGTTAAAGGAGAATCCTCCAATAGCGTTAATCTGCCCGCACTCGTCCAGACACATGCTGACGAAGAGCATGCACCACCAAACAGAGTCGGACGGTCCAGCAAGCCACTGCTGACCAGTTCGAGCTGCCCAGTATCGGCCAGCTTCGGATCCAGGCTGAGGGTCGTCTGGTGCATAGTAACCAATCCTCGCTGCGGCGCGAGCGAGTACCTGATCTGCGACGCTCACTTCATCACCTCAGTAGTCTGGGAGACGTGAATCTCCTTGTCTTCCATAGGATCAGTGCCGATGTGGGCCTGCGGAGCAAGCGCCTCCTCGGGAATGTCCTCGTGACTGATCATTGTTATCCCTTCGAACCAAGCTTCGCTCGCCTGGCTCTGTTGAGTTCCCGGTTCTGTTCCATAATCTCGGACTGGGACATCTTCTTATCGGGCTGATTCTTTTGGTTACAAACCCGAATGAGTGTGAGTAGTCGGTTGATGTGCCATGTCTCACACTCGAAGGGGATCTGGCAAGCAATCATCCAATAGTAGATTAGTTCGGATGAGGTATACTCACCAGATCCAGACTCTCCACCCATATCGCGGATGGTGGTCGCGGTCATCGTGTCTGCCATGTAGGCGCTAATACGATCGACCTCGGATGGGGGAATCCTATCCAGGAGCGACGGGTCATACTCCTCATCAGTGATCATACACTTGATGTAGAGGGCCATCTCCTCAGGGGTGACTTTGTCGTTACCGATGAGGTGTTTATGTGTGATCGACTCCCATTTTGACAGTGCGATCAGATTGTGCTCCAGGTGGAGGATTCCGCCAGGCATGGAGACAAAGGTGCCTGTCTCCTCGTCGAACCCGTCGAGATCCGGGATAGAAACTATAAGCATTGCAGGCACCGAGGGCCCAGGAGTCTAGGTCTCTGAGCCCCCGGTGTGGTATATCAGCCTGCGAAGTGAGCCTTGATCTCGTCCGGCAGGAGGAGCTTGGGCTCGAGAGCCCCGCCTCCACCCTGAGCGTCGGAACCGAACAGCTTGGCCTCGAGGGTCTTCAGCTTACCGGCGTCGACATCCAGAGACGAGATGGTCAGCAGCGAGGTCGGCTTGGCGCCGGACACGTTGACCGGAGTGGTGGACAGCTCCCAGGAGAAGGAGATCGCCTCGGGAGAGTCGTTGACGGTCTTGTAGCCCTTCTCGGAAGGAGAGGCCTTGCATCCGTACAGGACGTGGAGCTTGTAGCCCTTGTCCTGACCAGCCACGTCGTCACCAATCTTGGTGCGGTAGACGAGACCGAAAGCCAGTCGGTCCTGCTGACCGATCTTGACGCCCTTCGTCAGTGTGGCGGAACCGTCACACTGCTCGAACTCGTCGGGGTAGGTGTACGCCTCGATGGTGGCCTTGAGCTTCTCAGCAGAGAGCATCGAGAGGTACAGAATGTTGTCGGCGTAGAGGTCAGTAGCCTCAGCGCCCTCGGGCTTCTCGGAGATGGCAGTGATACCATTCCAAGCAACACCCTTGCCGTAGGTCTTCTGAGCCGGGTCGTACACATACAGTGCGCAGTGGTCGACACCAGTCTCAATACGGCGCTCACCAGTCTTGTCCCAGACAAGTGCAGCCATGTTAACTCCTAATAGTAGACGTCGAAGATGTCGTGATAGAGGTTGTCCGCTACGAGTCGGGACTCATGGCGGCTGAACAAAAGGTCCTCGATCTTCGTTCGTGTCGGGTCCTCGGGATGCCGGGCAATCAGAGTAACCTGGAAACGGTTTGCTTTGATATACTTGAGGTTGTCCGCGTACATCGGATCACCCGGATGCCGCTCGTATACGATGCACGGATACGAGAGCTTAAGCGACGGGAGTGGCTGATAATAGACCTTATCCGACCCGAGGATCTCTACCAGCTTCTCATGGAGAGCTAGCCGTCGGTCCATTATACACCCCCGTCAACTCGAGAACCAGACGGGGGAACTTCAGCTCCACATAGGAGATCTTCCAAAGTCCCCCCATCCAGCGAACGTACTTGAGGTTCTGGATGTTATCCGTTAAGAACCCGTCAGCGATAATGCTGATCTGGTTGCTGAGGTTGATACTCCCCAGAACCTCATCGCTGGCACCAAAGCGACGTGCTTCACGAAACACATCACCATAGTACTGCTTCTCGATCGGTTTGTCTTCCCAAATTCCCGGCTCGGTCTGGACCTGAGTTACAAATCCTATCTCACCGAAGAATTTGGCCATCTATCACGGCTCCGCGACGACGTTGCCAGCCTCGGTCTTCCGCTCAACGATGATGGCCGACTTCGGGTGAGTCAGCGCACCGGAGAGGCGGGTCTCCAGCAGGTAGTGGTACTGGTTGAAGGAAATGTCGAAGTCCTCAGCCGCGAAGAGCTGACCACCCTTGTCCGCACCAATGGTGTAATCGGACATGTTGACAATGATGCCGAGGGCGTCAACGGTACCGTTCTTGGCGGAGGAGCGCTGCAGGCCCTTCATCAGCGGGACCTTGACGATCTTCGAGACACCGACGTAGTCGGCCAGCTCAGAGACGCTGCGGAACAGACGGTGACCCATCTTGTCCTTGAGCAGGAGGATCTCGGTGACCATGTGGGGCTCGGCGAACCAGGTGGGGTTGCCAGCACCGTCATAGTCGTCCATGGCACGGACGATGGAGTCCAGGACGTCCTCAGTGGTGGTCTCCTTGGCCAGGACGACGCGAGGAGCGTAGAGGCTGTCCTCCTTATAGATCGGGCGGATGCAGTCCTCCTTGATCTTATCCTTGGAGGAGGCCTGACGACCATCACCGATGAGGACGGCTCGACCGAGCTCCTCCTCGATCATGATCTTCATCTCACCACGGATCCAGGACACCACATCAAAGTCAGTGATGTCCAGGATGTCATCCCTATCCAACCTCTGCTTCTTGTAGATGGTGGTCGGCGAGGTGACACGCTGCAGAAGCGTGAAGACCTCGTCTTCCTTTCTATTGCCCTTAATGTAACCCTTGGCACGGGCCTCATCCGCCGTAATGTCGGCGAAGCGAGTGCGAATACGGGAGAAGGGCGAGTGCTTGGCGCCACCCACAACAGCGTTGACCCAATCGGTCTTACGCTTGATGAACTCCGGGGTGTTCCACAGATCCTTGGCCTCAGGGAAGAGGGTCTCGATCTGCTTGATGCCGTAAGCGTCGGCGTGAGCCAGGATGGCCTGCTTCAGGGAGCCGCTGGAGCGAGCGTCCTCGAAGATGGTCTCGACCTGGGCGTGAGTCAGGACGGGGAGCTCCTCGGTGGTAGCGGAGCCCTCAAACACGTTCTTGTGAGCCATATTATCCTCAGTTGTGTCGGAATGGGCGGTGTCCTCAACCTCTTCGGTCTCCGACTCCTCCGCCTCTTCATCTACGGAATCGACGAGCTGTCCAACGATGGCGTAAACCGCCGTCTTCTGCTCTTCGGTCATTCCATCGAAGATCTCCCCGAGAGTGGGGTCATCCTCGTCGCCCTCAGCCTCATCGGCCTCCGGCTCCTCCTCAGCGTGCTCAACGTCATCCGTCTCCTCCGCCTCGAAGTCCTCATCCTCGTCCTCATCACCGTGAGAGACGAAGTCCAGCTGCGCATCGGTGTAGATGACAGCCTCAATCTCAGCGCCATTGTCACCATGCTCGATGGAGACCTGGTCAATGAGTGCGCCAGGGTTGGCGCCGCGGAGCACCAGGCTCACCTCGACGAGCTCGCCGTGGACAACGTCATTGCCCTTAGCGCGAACGTGGGTGGCGTAGATGCTCATCGCCTTGATGTCGCCGTTCTTGACCATCTCTCGTGCGGTCCGGCCACGATCAGTGTTGTTGAGATGGGCGTAGGCGTAAACCCCGTCCTCTCGAACCTCAAGGTCGGCATGCCCCAGGACGTTCTCGACGTCGCCGTGCTTGTGCTGCCAAACGAGAGGAACCGTCTTCCCGTCGTACGCCGCGAAAGCCCCGTGCCGGATTACCTTGTTATCCGAGCACCGAACATCGTTCTTCGTGGCGTAGCCAGAGAAATCGCACTTAACTGCCATTTTGACTACTCTCCATCAGTTCGGAAATTGGTACATCCGCGGCTGGGGTTTCGTCAACCGGCTCTTCGCCGGGTGGCATCTCCTCACCCATCGGATTGATGTTGGAGTTCACCAACTGGTTTGCCGTCTCGTCTTCAGACTGGGCCCAGCCGAACTTCGGACGAAGCTCATTAGCAGTACCAATCTCGTTACGCTTGACGGAGTCGACCAGCTTGGACATCTCCTCCAGCGGGACGTTGAGGAATGGATCCTCGATCGCCATGATCCGCTGACGCTGCGTTCGGGCAGTCTTGGTGAGGAAAGTCCTGGTGATGGCATCCGTGATCGCCTTCAGAACTGGACGAACTGTTCGGTTCTGGTAGTTCAGCATCTGTCTAGCATCAGCCTTGCCGGTGAAGACATCCTCAGTCATTCCGAGCTGGTTGTACAGCTGGGTGGTGAGCCACTGAATCTGGCTCATGAGGTTGTTCTCGGAAGGTCGGTTCAGCTGGGTAATTCGCTCTGCACCATCGGTGTAGGCGATACCGTACTGTGACCCAGCGAGCTGTTCCTCAATAGCCTTTCGCCGTGCCTCAGCCTGCTGCTTCTTTAGCTCAGTCTTGACTACGTATGGAAGCTGAATGATGATGTCCAGCTTACCGGATCCAGACTGCTTATCGATGGCATCCAACAGGTGGAGCTTCTGCGTCAGTCGCTGCAGCGTCGAGTTCGGAGCATTCATCACACTGTACAGAGGATTCTGTACAACAGCGACGAAGTCCTTCTCGAGAGTCAGCTGTTCTCGTTGTCCAGTTTGGTCGTTGTAGACCTCGACTCGAACGTGGCGAGGATACCAGTTCAGGATTGTGCCAACTCGCATAGATTTGATGTCGTAGCCCTGAGTCAAATCTGGGCTGACATCTGTGTCTACTGGAACGATTGCTACAGCGCCCTCTTCAAAGAGCGTGAGTACCAAATCCTGGAAGAATCCCTGACCGGTCTGGTCGATATTGGCACTCAGAGACAGGCAATCATCAAGGTAGCTACGGTAGTAGCTCTTGAGGTTGCCATTATCGTCAGTCTTGACGTGTCGAATAGGAACATTCGATACATCGATAGCAATCTGGTTATAGATGCTCGTGACGATTGTCTGGTCGCCGACGACAGGTCGGTAATTCAGGTTTGGATTACCGAATGTCCACGAACCGTACTCCGGTGTGAAGTTCTTCTTGTCCGGGGATTTTGAAAACGCATTCCATGCGTGAGCTAGTCGATCACTAAGACCCATTTCACCTCCTCGCTCATTCGAATGCCTCCTTGTTTATCTTGTATGCCACGAAGGCATCCATCAGAGCAGCCACCGAGTCGATCTTCTCTTCCGAGCGTTTCTTCAGTAGCTTCCGGTTTCCGTTGGTATCCTCAAGTGTGACGCAGTTACCCATGGTGAAAGACATGAGTTCCTGGTCGAAGATGAGAAGGCGCTCCGAGGCCAGCTTCTTCAGTTCCCCAAGTGGGACCGATTCGGTTCTAGCGCCCTGGATTACTTTCTCGATACCATACGGTCCGTTCTCCTGCTCCCACCTGGTTACGAACTCCTTGGCGTTGTACGGGTCGAACCCAAACGCCGAGACGTCGTACTTCTGTTCGTCGATGTACTGGTCTAAATCTTCGTAGACCTCCATCATATCCAGAACGGTCCCCTCCATGACTCGGAGGCTTCCTTCTTGGATGAACTCGTCATACTTTTGGCGTAGAGCGCCCGGCAACTTCATGAGCGTCAGCTCAGAGATGTATGCCAGCGTCTTTACGCCGAAAGCCTGATTCCGGAGTGGGAACAGGAAGGTGAATGCACAGAAGTCATCACCCTGGGACAAGTCGGCGCCCATAGCGCACTGCATATTCCAGAAGGTGTTCTTCCTGTGCGGGATTGTCTCCTCGTAGGTGAAGAAGTACGTGTATCCCTCCATGGGGATACCGAACCTCTTAGCGAGGATGTCGTTTCGAGCGGCAGGTGCTTGTTCCATGCGCTCGACGTCCTGCTGGTACCGATCATAAGAGACAGTGATGCCGATGTTCGGCTGGGCTTTCACCCACATAGCAGGATCTGCTACTTCCTTGATGTCGTCAAGTCTGTAGTAGAAGATTGAGATGTGGGGGGCGATGTATTCACCCTTCAGTATTTTGAGCAACTCCATCTTCATGGTGTCGCCCACCGCATTGCGGATGGTTCCCTCAGATGAGACAGCCAGAATGACCGGATCATCGATCTTTGAGGCGCCCTGTTCAAGTGCACCGACGACGTCCTCACGGATGTCTCCGGAAAGCCACTCGTCCACCGTGCAAACCTTGGGTCGGAGACCCTGTAGCTTATCAATGGACATGGGGCGGACCTCGAGGAGGGATCCGGTGAGGAAGTTCTCCACACCCTTCTTCGTAGCAACCAGCTTCTGGCGGTTAGCCCTCGCACCGGTTGTATTTTGAATAGATCCCTCGGTCAGGAACTTATACAGCGGACCTCGGGCACGGGTGATAGCGGTCCGGAATGGACCCATCACCTCTTCAGCCTGCTTCATGGTCGGAGCCGTAGCGATCTGATGTGTCGTAGTAGTGTCAATCACCATGAAGTAGTTCTGGATGAGCGACATGTACATCGACTTTGCTGCTCCACGAGCAACGATCAGATACTGCTTGATTGTTAGGCGCTTCTTTACTGTTTTGGTCTCGTATCGACCGCCGACTCCGTCCTCATATGGGACGAAGACCTGACGATCCTCGAAGTAGTACCAGCCAAGGAGCTGTTCGGCCCAGAGCTTGAAGCTGTCAAGAAGATGGAGGTCGGCTCCGTCGGACAGCGTGAGCTCGTTCTCGCAGTAAGCGATAAAGCCCTCTACAGCCTTGTCATCGTAGTAGTATTCCGGATTGGCGACCAGAGCATCGATGCGATTCATCTCGCAGGAGATCTCTTCGCATACCGGAATCTCGCCTCGTATGACTGCATCTCGAAACTGCCCGTAGTATTTTGGTACTGCGGTGTTCGAGAGCATTACTTAGCTGTGCTCCCCGGGTTGCGCGGGTAGCGCTTCTTCTTGGGGGAGGGCTTAGTCTGCTTGTAAGACTTAGGCTTCTCGATCTGCTTCGGAGTCTTACTCTTTGGAAGAGCCGGACCCTTTACCTTAGTAGGTCCACCAGTCGACCGATACTCAGCCTTAGCCTCTTCCGCGACAACGGAGGCAGCCTCAGCGGCTTCCTTGGCCTTCTCTGCCGCCTTCTTAAGGGTCTCGGCCGTGGACTTACCAGCCTTGCCGGGATCGAAAGACTTATCAAAGGCGGTCTTCATAGCCTTGGTTGCTGCGTACGTTCCGGCCTTGGTCAGAGAGTTCTCGAGGATCGATCGAGTGACTTCACGACCTCGAACCAGGTGGCGATCGGCCTTGAGCTCCCGATAGCGTTTCTCTTGCTCCAGCCGCTTAATTCGAGATTGAAGCTCGGAGTCGCTGATCTTCTTGTATCCGCGGTTTGCGAACTTCTTTCGGGCCTTTGCCTGCTTCTTTCCGGCAACTCGGGCATCGTGAGCCTGCTTAGCCTTCTGAACCTTAGCTGCCCCAGTTCGAGCAGTCTTGATAGTCGTCTTGGTGGCGTTGGCGGTGAATCGCCCGCTCTTCTGGATAGCCTTGATGGTGGCCTTCCGACCAGCGCTAGCCTTCTTGCGAATGACGCCCCATTTCTGACCCTTTACACCGTGGTGGACGAGGTCTTCTACCTCTGCTTCCCCTCGGTCTGATAGATTAATCGCCATGCTGCCTCCTCGATCAGCTTCTGGTATGCCGATACCAAGAAGGAGTTCCCCGGTGGGTCGAAGAACAGCTTAACCTTCATGGCGATGTAAGACTTGATTGCCGCTTCGTCGTCGATCGAGTCGAAGACAGTCCAAGCGGTATCTTTCTCAATCGGGACATCGCATTTTGGCCCCAATTGTGCGAGATCCATTCGTGCAGTGTTGATATGCATCAGGATCTGGTCATCGAAGGCATCATATCCCGGCATGATGCCGATTGCCTTCTTAGTATCTTCAAGAATCGTTCCCATTAGATCCTCCAGGGAGCTTGATCATTCGGTCGACGCTCAACAACTCGTGGTGTCAACCTCGATCGGTCTCCGAAGTGTATCGCGTTGTGGGTATTCTTGGTTGTGGTAATGAGAAACTCTGGCTCGAGGATGTCTGGATTGAATTCCTCGAGATCTTTAGGCTGAATCGGATTCATGTGGTGAATTAGCGGCATGTATCTGATGTCAAGTCCCTCGATCCCGAGGTCACAGGCTTCATCTCGAGCCAGAACAAAGTTCCTGACCTTCTTCCACTCTGTCGAGGTGTAGAATCGTTGGTTCAGGTAACGATCGAAGCCAAACGTGGCTGTACCGACTTGCCCGGTGAGAGCCAGGTAGTCAAACCGCTCCTCAAAGGTCTCGAGGCGCGCCAGTTCAGTATACGTTCGCAACATCTCCCGCTCCAGAGTATGTACGGAAGGCTTCGATGGCTTCTTTGGCAATCTTCTCAGCTTGCTCAGCGCTGACGAGCGCTGTCTTCTTTGCCTCGAGGAGTGCTGTTTCGTTCCTCAGCTTCTCTACCTCCAGCTGTTCTCTTGTGGAGGCGAGCTTGAGGTAGTGGTTCACCGTGGTTGCCGGTGCTGTACCCTCCCGAAGCTGCTTCTCAGCGAGCTCAAGCGCGAGATTGATCATCTGCGCCTCTCGTTGTTCCACAGTTCGAGCTGGTTTAGAGGGTGTTGCGGCCCTTTTACCCATAGTTGCTCCTTAGATAGAGGGCGTTTGGGGCCAATTGAGGGCTAGATTCTAGGGCCCGTTGTGAGCGAGACCAGCAGGAAGAAAGGAGCACACGAGAAACTTCCTGTGGGCCCTAGAACCTAGTCCCCAATTGGCTTTCCAAATATCCCTCCGGGGAAAATCGCCGCCCCCTCCATATTTTCCCC